TTTGTTTAAATGTTTTCATTAGTCTGCCTCGTTATCTGCTTCATAATTAGCATCTACATAATCGTAGAATTCTTTTTTCTTATCGCCTTCAAGCTCAGCAGGTGATTTAACACCAAACTTTTTAAGAGCTTTAGCAAAGAACGCTTGATACTTTTTTTGTTTTGCTGACAATTCTTCGTCAACTTTTTCTTCGTCGTCTTCTTCGTCGTCTTCGATTTCTTCTTTAGTAGTCACATCATACTTTTTACCAGCAAATACAAAGGTTTTTTCGCCTTTATCTTTTGCAGCCATTACAGCTTTTCCAAAGGCATTACCCTCTTTCTTTGATGTAGCTTCTAGTAACTCTGGAAAGATATCTTCGATATCATCTGAATCCATACCATACATATCGCTTGATAGCCATGCAATAATATTTTTCTTTTCACCAGTTACGTCAGCAGTTCCTCTGCCCATTTTGATTTTAATCTTGAATTTTTTCTCAGCTGCTTTAGCATCATCTCTGTCACCAATAAAGTCAACATCAACTGTAGTTTTACCTTTACCAGCTTTTAGCTTAGCTTCGTCAATAGTAATAGTTACTTCTTCTGATGTAACTTGACCCTTTTCATCAGCGCCAGTTTTCTTAACTGCATGCTTAGATTTAAATTCCTTTTCGCCTTTAGCTTCAGGTTCTGCAACCTCATCCACATCTGGCTTTTCATGAGTATAACCCTTTTTAGATAGAGCTTTATGCTCATCTTCGTTTTTAGCTACAACTTTCTCACCAGTTTTTGGATCAAACATATCGTGGGGATATTTAGCTTCTTCTTTTTTTACTTTACCTTCTAGAACGTCTTTAACTGCGTCAGCAACGTTTAAGGTTTCTTTATCTTGCAATTTCATGGTTTCCTCCTTTATTGCATTACTAACATTCCAGTTATCGCAGCTGCGGCAGCAGCCATGACGATCCAGAATAATTTGTTGATTACATTAATGGTAGTAGCATTATTGCGGCATTGCCTTTCTACTTCCTCTAATCTTTTTTGTCCTTCTACCATCATATCCATTTGTTGATGTAGAAATTTCTCCATGCTTTGAATTTTTTCTTCAGCACGAGCTAATGATATAATAGCTTCAGACAATCTGTCTAGCTTATTTTCAATTCTGTTTAATCTATCAGTCTGAGCTTCTCGAGACATATTATGCTTTACCTTCTTTGATTTTACCTTTAACTAAATCATCAAGGTTATTATCTAACCAATTGATAAATTCATCTTCATCGTCTCCACGAATCTCACCACTGGAACTTGCCCAATTGCTAAGTTCAGCTTCTGCTTTTTTAGATAGTTCTAAATTGCCGCTTTTTTGTGCTTTCTGAAGTTCTCTTTTGTGTTTACGAACTATGTCTTGAATTTTTTTACCTTCAGATAAAGTATGCTCTTTAAAGTTTTTCATTCCAACATATTTTTGAGTTTCTTTAGTAGTACCAGCCATTGACCCTTGGTATTTACCAATAACTTTACCAGAAGAAATATATTTATCTAGGATTTTTTCTTGCTTAAGATTAAGCTTCATAGCGTTATATAAAGCTTCTTTACGATTTGTTGTAGTACCATTATATGGTTTTTTAGATGCATATATTCTACTAGCTTTTACATCACCAGCAGCTTTACCTACATATTGAGATTTGATTTGACCACGGTCTAAATAATCTTTTAAGATTTCTGATTGAATTGGATTCAATTTCATTGCAGCACATAGTGATTCATAATTCTTACCCCAAGATTCAGCAACAATTTTTTTAAATGATTGTGTAGTAGCTGATTCATTAGCTAATCTAAGCGCATTAGCTACATTTTGATCTTTAGATAAACCTTTCTTCATCTTTTCGATTTTATTAACCGCTCCGGTCATATTACCACCCATTAACAAAGCTAGCTTTACGGCTTTAGCAATAAGTTCAGGTGGAAACTTTTGATTATATTTTTCTTGCATATTATCCTCTTACTTTAGCGGCTAGATCTTTATCAGCTCCACCCCATGTTCCTTTTGATTTTGTTGCGAATGAATTGACTCTGGCCAATCCCCATTGTGTTGGATTAGTGCCTGGTCTATGACTAGTTTTCCATGCAGCATATCCTCTATCGAATACTTTCTTTAATATAGCATAAGGCATTCCAGACTTATCTGCTTTTTTCTTTAAAGCTGCTTTAGCATCAGCTTCTTCTATAGACTGTTTAAAACTTTTCATTTCACCAAACTTCTTTTTAAAATTCTTAGTATGTTGACTTTCCGGAGCATTAGGCCTTGGTTTATCATGAGCTGCTTTTTGTTTAGCATTCATCTTATCATATGCTTCTTCAAATTCTTCAGCTTCTTCAATTTTTTCTACACCATCAAGCCATACTCTTTTTTTGTTTTCACCTAGTTGTACAATAACATAATTAGTACCTAAGACTTTGATATTGCCAACTTCGTCGCTTTCTTTAATAACAACTTCATCGCCAACTTTAAATAGGTTTCCTTCAACATATTCTTCTCTTCTATCAGAAACTTTTTCTAACTGAACATGTTTTCTAAAATTCTTTGATTCGGCTAAACCCATTCCAGCTCTTACAGCATTGAATAGATCCTCAACTCCTTTAAACCCTTTAGGCATACCTTTTGCAAATGTCTTTAAATCATTATCATTTGCTGCAGCTCTTAATTTAGATGCTGACATTCCAGTAGCGCCTTCAGCATCTGGATCTCTTTCACCAGCGCTTTTAACCATAACGCCTGATTCAAATTGGTAAAATCCATGTCTACCTTTAACACCATTATATTTGTTTAAAAGCTTTTCGAATTCTATTACTCTATCTTCACCAGCAACCATGGTTACTTTGGTATAACCTTGGTCGTATAATTTAACAATTGCGTCAAATGCTGTTCTTACGCCTTTATCTGCCATGATGCTTCTTGCATGTTTTGGAAACATCTTTCTTAAAAATTTAACTTTAAGCTTAAAGTCTAATGGATTCTTTTTTGGATCCTGACTTTGTGAAGGATAGATTCTATATTGACTACCTCTAGCTAGCTTTTTTACTGCATCCATGAGCTTTTCATGACCAATTGTTGGTGGATTAAATCTACCAAAGGCAAATACTACTTCACCACTGTCTTCTTTCAAATACGCTTTAAATGAATTTACTTTCATAATATATTACTTGGCCTTTTCTTTATTTTTCTTAAGCTTCAATTTGTCTGCTTTTTTAACGGCTGGTAAAATCTTCTTCATAATTTTATTTATAGCACCTTTTTTCTTGTCTACTTTCTTTTCAAGATCAGTACGTGCTGCAAACCCTAAATCATTTTTAGATTTACCTTTGAGAATTTTTTTGATGATCATGTCACGTGCTTTCTTTTTAGCACGAGCTTTGAGTTTTTCTGGAGATGCTAATTTCTTGGCAGCTTTCTTTTTGCCAAGTGCAATTTTAGCTTTGTTCTTTTTGAAGGCAGCTTTCATTTTCATACGCTGAGCCATTGTCATAGCTTCGTCTTGCTGCGCAAAATCTTTAAATGTTTTCATATATCCTCGGTTATCCCATTAATCAGTTAGGATTATCCCAACCTTTTATTATATCTTTGCTAAAGTTGTTGGCAGAAAATTCTAATCTGTCAACAAGTTTAACTGCTCCACCTTCCATACGATCTATGGCGACAAAACCTTCTGGGTTGGTCACCTTAAATCCGGATTTTGTTTTTACAAATGTCCCTATTTTATTGAGACTATTAAGTTTATTTATAATAATTAATTTGCTATCTACAATAAAATTCTGTAAATCGAACACTAATTTCAATTTTTTTTGATTAGAAGTACTGAAAAATTTAAGAACTCTTTCTCTTTTAGCTTCTACACCAGCCTTTCCTTTAACTGAAGTTAGCTTATCTGCTTTTTTATCATATCTAACATTAACCCATTCAATCATACCTTTTACATGAGCTGTTGTATTTGTTATTCTTTCATTAGCTCTTACTTTAGTATTATTATATGTATTGATCAATAGGTTTAATTCTTTATCAGATTCAATTTCTTTTAATGTTGAAGCTGCAATCTTTTTAAAGATCTTTCCAGCTTCAGATAACTTTTTAGTAACAGCTTCAGTTTCTTTTGCTGTCATAGTAGCAGTTCCAGATATATCTGGTAGTGTAGCATCTACCTGCCATACTTTAGAAGATTTTTTAAGTTTAGGGACAATTTCTTTTCCAAACTCTGCTCTCATTGTTTCAAACGTACCACCAGAATATCCTGTATGCCATACAATACCTATCTCAGCTTTTTGAATTTCTTTAGCTAACGGCGTACCTGCAGGAACAGCATAAACAATAGTATTAGGGTGGAAAGTAATATGTTTAATTCCATTTATATTCTCGGTTTTTATATCAGACTTATCAAACATAAAATCGCCCTGGATAACATCAGTGATGCCCAAGTCTTTTAAGTTATCAAAAGCCTTAATTAATTTACTAGTTAAATCACCAGAAGTATCAGCTTTTATGTCTTCATGGGATTTATATACCTTTGGATTAGCATTAAAGATGCCTTTTTTAGCTACAAAAAACTTACCATCGCTTGGATCTAATCCAGCAAATACAGCGGGAGCCCCGTCCCACTTGACCGTAACGTCTACTGGTACCTTTGCGTTACCGGAAAGCATATCCCTAAGTGCTCGTAATGCTAGGATAGCCTGGCGGGCTCCCTTAACTCCACCGTCAAGAACAAGATCCTCAATATGTGTCATATGAGTATTCTTTGCAGCTTCTGTCATGAGTTGTTTTTTAAAGCTCAACATTTATTTTTACCTTTAAGTTATTATATCCTTTTATTAGTCTATGGTACATCATTTTTGGAATATAATATGTTTTACATTCTTCTAGTAATATTGGCAAGCATCCGTTATATTGTAATTGCCATGCCTCTCCTTCCAATACTTCTATTACTCTATCTTCCTTATCTCTATGCCAGACGAATTCTTCATCAGGAGCATAATGATCAAACATTCTTATATTATCGGTTTCCGTATACGGCTTACCAGAAATAACTACCACCACCACTTAATCCTAAATCTTTTGCATACTTGGGTAACCTACATGCCCAGTATCCAGCTTTTGTTTTATCAGTTTTGGTTTCACAATTGTGTCTTGCTGAAAAACTTCTAGCTGCTTCTCTATCATTAATTTTAGAGCTTAGCCCACCTTTTTTATCTCCAAAATTTATCTTTTTTACATTACCAGTCTTAGGATCTTTTACGTATACAACATATTTTGTTGGACCACCAGATCTTTTTGGTTTATTTAATTCAGGTTCTGCTGCCTCAAGCATAGGTTGTTCTAAGGGAACATTCTTACCTTCATATAAACCAAAGTTTCTAATTTCAGAAAATGTTTTCATATATTAACCGTACATCTTTGCGAATTTTTTAAGGTCAAGTGTTTCAAATCCACCATTGGAATCAGTAACCTTAAATGCTAACTTGCCTTTAAGTATTACAGCTTTAGCGGTATATGTACCTATTTGACTTCCATTAGAACGCCTTAAACCAGAAATTTCAGAACCGTATATCGATAGACCTTTCATTTTTGGTGCTTTAGCTTCTTCAACTTCTTCTTTTCTTAATTCTGTAAATTGTTTCATTTTTATTTTCCTTTAATAGTTCTTACTACTTTAGATATAATCATCTTTAAAGCAGTAAAGTATGCCCATCCATACCCATAAAATATATGGAATGTATGATTTTTTTCTATAGCAGATTTAGGACCAAACTTTTTAGTCCAGTTATCTACCCATTCTCCTTTGTATCTTAGTACAGCGTGTGATATTTTCCATTTACTTGGGCCAACACAACAAATACCAGCTTGATGAGTGATTAACATCCACCACATTTTTAAATGGCTTTCACCACAAAGTCTGTAAAGAATTGAAAGAGCATAGTCTTCACAATCACCTACATATTTACCTTCAGCATCTTCGGAATATATAATCTTCCAAGCATCTGCCATACCATATTGTTCTTTGTCTTTTCTGTATTTCCATTTTTTATTAAATGAAGCTACAATATTATTTCTAGTTTTATTATCCATTTTTTTGTCCCTTTATCCATCTAACTGCAATGGAATTTTCAGGAGCCTTTTGAGCCCAAGTTTGTATTTTTTTGTAAGCATCAGTTGTTGCTTTCTCTATATTAGAACCTTCAGAATTATCTACAATTGTCATTCTATTTCGAAATAACGATTGGAATTTACCAATGTTTTTTTGAACTCCATCCCACATTTTCTTTACCATATCGTCTGGTAAAGATCTACTTCTCATATTATTTCTTTTCTGAGCAGTTTCTAAATCTGTATTAACAAATATCATATGTACAGCATAACCTATTTCTCTTAACATATCTACTTGTTTTTTAATCTTTGCGTAGTCTTTTCCAGTGCCGTCTACTACAATACCATTTCTTCCTTCTAAAGCTATATTCATAATTTTACCAGTTAAAGCTTTTGCTGAAGCTCTTACTGCTTGGCCCTGAGCTGAAGCTATATCTTCTGGATCTGTTGTTAATCCAGCTTTTTTTAATCCTTTTTCAAAAGCTTCATCTGAATTGATTAACCTAAACCCTAAGGCTTTAAGAGCAGTTTTACCAACTACAAAAGATTTACCAGAACCTGGTCCACCAGCTAAAAATACAGCTTTAAATATAGCAGGGTCATTAACACCTTCTGCAATAAAACTTTTAAATCTATCAACCACCGAATTCGTGCCCCGCTACTCTTTTCATTTGCTTTTTATATTCTGCAAAATCTGGTTTATCTTTGTAAAGTTTAATAGAGATTTCATCTCTTTCTTTACCTTTTATTCTCCACTTATAACCTTGTTCTTTATGCTCTGGATCTGTGGTTTTTACAACTCTACGTTTGTAACCATCTTCCCAGGTTTCACCTTTATACTTACCTTCACCTTCAAAAATAAATCGTTTAAAATCTTTCATTATTTCTTTTTTAAATCATACCTGAATGATTTATCTTTATTTTGACCTTTTTTAGTAACACCATATCCAGCCATTTTAGCTAGTTGTTGCAATA